TTACTCTAAATGTTCAATTTCTTCTATCGCCTTAAATATCTCAAGAATCACCTGTGGCACTATGGCGTTTCCATATCCTTTGACTGATTCTTGTCTCCACTTTGTGAAAGGAATGGTAAGGTCGTCCACATTAAAGGGAAGCCCATCATTTCCTCGACAAACAGGGGATTGAGTTGGGAAGTCGTCCCAGGGCGTTGAGTGCAATGCTCTCCTAACATCACTGGAATATTGCTCAAGGCATCGTTCCTCAATTTTCCGTTTTTCCGCATCATTCCGTTGGGAGATATTGAAGACTTGTAATCTATCGTTGTCGGAGTAGGGAGCATACCGCATGTTGCCAAATCGTTCAACTCCATCGTCCACCCTTGTTCCTGCTTTCTCTTGGTTCTTCCGTCTTCTAACTTTGATCCGTTCTTGTAGCTTCTTGCTGTTGGAGTGGGAAGTAACCCGAATACAGCCCCCGAAGAGAGGTTGTTGAGTCTCGTTCCCGTCCTGTCTTTCGTTCTCTCGGCAGCTTTCATGGGGTGCTCCACCACTTCCACGACACGCGGTGTCGGTAGTAAGTCGTGCGATAAACCACACCCTGTCTCTTCTGTGGGGCGCTCCAACGGCACAAGCCGGAATAAGCATCGGTTGGACGGAATATCCTTCTCGTTCAAGGTCTTTACAGATGGTTTCAACGACGTATTCTTGTCGTAACAAAACTCTTTTTCTGTTATCTTCTCCGAAAAGAGTGGTTTGGCTTCCCATTTCAACCTCCTGGCCGGGCTGAACCATCGTGAGGATTCCAGCAACGTTTTCACCAATAACCCAAGTGGGTCGGATTTCCCGTATAGCACGGAGCATGTGAGGCCAGAGGTAACGGTTATCATCCGCTCCCTTTCGCTGGCCTGCGACGGAGAAAGGCTGGCAAGGAAACCCTCCTGTAAGGATGTCAATCCGTCCTCTCCATTGACTAAAGTCTGTTTTGGTAATGTCTTCATAATGTTTTGAATTAGGAAACCAATATTTCAAAATAGTATTGCAAAAATCATTTATCTCGCAGTGGAAAGCGTTTTCCCACCCCATCCAATTAGCTGCAACACTTGGAGCATCAAGGCCACTGAATAAACTGCCATGTATCATTACACATTATCGTTAATTGGTAATTTCATAAAACACATCCACATGGTTTTACCATGTCTTCCAGTAGTATGACCGAATAGCGGCTGCCGTCCGATGGCCTTCAAGACTTCTCTAACTGTTATCTGATCTTCGTTCCATTTAAAAATCAGAACTCCATAATCTTCCAAGACACGAAAACACTCATCGACTCCCTTTTTAATAATCCTTGGCCAATCCTCCGGGAGCTTACCGTACTTCTTGGCCAACCAGCTTTCTTTACCCACCTTTAGAAGATGGGGTGGGTCAAATACCACCAGTTTAAAAGATTCATCTAGGAATGGCATATTGGTAAAGTCAGATACAATATCTGGATGAACTTTCAGACTTCGACCATCACAAAGAGTATGTTCTTCGTCCCGGATGTCAGCAAACAAGGCCAAAGGGTTTTTCTTATCGAACCAAAACATTCGGCTGCCGCAACAAGCATCTAATATGATTTTTGTTTCACTCATTATTTATTGTTTCCGCTATTTGTTTATCAAATTCTTTAATACAATCAAATAAGTATCCGGCAACTACTGGGTTGACAGCATTCCCTATTGCTTCAAGACGGTGTACATTATAGGAAATCCCATCATCCATTCGCAGAAACTCGGAGTAATCTTCAGTCCAAAACGAGCTGCAAGACATTCGGCTAAATTTCCCTCCTTGAATTTCGAATGACCGACTTTTCGGATTAAAGATTGTACCTTCATTGTATATCTTTTCCCGTCTGATTTGGTAGGAGTCATAAGCGATACAGTAGAGCCGCTCTCTATTATGTGGAAATCCAAAGACTTTATTCTGTATACATTTCCATTCCGCATAATACCCGATTTCGGAAAGGTCGCATAAGACTTGTTCGAATCCTCGAATAAGGAGCATTGGGCTGTTTTCAATGAGCACGTATTTGGGTCTAACCTCCCGTACAACTCGGTACATTTCATTCCATAATCCTGAACGGCTACCGGTGATACCGACTCCCTTTCCTGCAATACTGATGTCCTGGCATGGAAATCCACCACTGATAATATCGACGTATGCGGGGTTTGATAATTTTTCAATGTCTTCATATTGCTTTGTATTAGGAAATACTTGTTTTAAAATACTTCTCTGAAAAGTTTCGATTTCACAATTCCACAAAGTGGGAATGTTGTTCATTTGTGCACCTAACTCGAATCCACCAATACCACTGAATAAACTGCCATGTGTCATTTGATTCATTTTTATTCATTTTAATAGCTGCCCTAGGTACTGTCTAGGGCAGCTATCTGTTAGTCAACTATAAATTCATCAATGCCCTGAACTGTTTGAACCCCTTCCATTACCTCTACACTTGTAGGAGTGACAATTGCAGTTACATGAGGGTGATAGTTTTCGCAAAGAAACTTTATCAATGGCTTTGCAGCCTCTTTCAGTTCTTCCAACTTCCTTTTGTTTTCTTGAATATTAGTTTCCATATATTGTATTCATGGGTTTTACAAAGCCGCCCAAGGCTCATTTTTATTTAGGTTATGGGGTAAAGTGATCATTCCAATATTAAGTAAATAGAGTATCTCGAATCCCCTCATCCATCAGAGGAGGGGTGCCCGGAGGGCGGGGGGTAGGTAAAGCAAGAAATACCTGTGAATCATATCAATAAGGAATTCTTTGCTCACCTACCACCTCCCCCTACGGGTACTCCTCCTCCGATGGAGGAGGAGAATTGAGATAGTATTGCTCATCACTTAATTCATTACTCTATTAAAATGAAATAAAAGGAAAAAAAGAACTGCCGAAAGAACCGCTGCATAACAGTACAAGAACACATTTTTTATTTTGAGTGTCTTGAGTCGTAATTCAAGGTTATCTACCCTCTTACTAAGCCCTATACAGTTCTTCTTCGTTATCCACTGGTCTTTCAATTCTCTGTCAAACATAGACATATTCTCGTCCATCCACGCTTTTATTTGGGGTTCCAGTTTATCCAAAGCCTTGTATATTTCATCACTTTCATAATGTCTGATAAATCCAATAGGAGCAGAGAAGTTCTTACTGTTCCGGTATTGGTTGAACTCAACCCTTACAGGAACTTCATTTTCCCTCTTGAATTTGGATTCTGCTGCCAAGTTTATCTTTTCTTCGGTGGTATTAGCTTTCTCCACCAGTTCGTCGTAATCATCTCTGTCGATTACGACAATGTTACTAATTTCTTTATTCATTTTTAATTGATTTAAATTATTCAATTTCACAGATATAACCATTCTCACGCATATAATCTGAAATATCGTCTTTGGATATGGAATCCAGTAATTTAGTAGAATCTCTTTCATCGACTTCTGCTGTTACTCTGACATATCCATTTCCAGCCATACTTGTCTCTATCTGAACGCTTGTCGCATCCACATCTATTGATATTGTTTTCATATTGTACTTTTTAGAACTATTTATTTCTGATCTGAAGAAATCCACGCTTAGCACATTCCCTGAGAAGCTCCATATCCTCATCCTTGATGTTACAGGAAGTTTCTCCGTTTACTGTGGTGTAATCGGGAATGTTAAACCTGTCTCTGATTTTCTTTATAATTCTGGGGACGTCTTTGGGATCAAGATGTTTGATGTCCCAGTAAATAGTAACTTTCATTTTCTTAGACTTTCTCCAATAAATTTGACTCGTGTTGTAATCGCAACCAATCTGTCCATTGTTCGTTCTCCGTACTTTTGAGAGATTTCCTCAAGAGATAAATTAGTAGTAAGTATCAAGAGCTTTCCCCGCTTTTCTGCTTCATCAACTATTTCACAAAAAGCAAGCCTTCTCTCTCCGAATTTTACGCTCAGATTCTCCGTTCCAATATCGTCGATATAGATGATATGTTTAGCTTTCACGGCATCTATATTAGCATTCATTTGCTGCGCATCGTAACAGGAGACTATCTTTCGGCAGTAATGATTCAGTAGCAAAGGAATAATTTTCCAACAGATAAGAGATTTCCCGCGTCCACAGTTACCATGACAGAGAAGCCCACGCCCATTGTTATCAGAAAGCCATGTGGCTATTTCTTCGTATTCTGGCAACCATTCAGCATTTTCGGTGAAATAATTCAACCCGCGCCAAAGAATATTCTTAGCGTCTGGTATTGCTATATTCACCAGGTTGGGAATAGGGTTAAAACCTGTTTCTCTGAGACTGTCGATTGTTTTCTTGAAGTCTATTTTTTCCATCTTTCCTCCCATTTTCTTTCTTGTGGCGAATTGTATTTATCAGGGGAATTGTCTTTAAGAACCAAGCCAATATCGGTAGTAGATTTAACGCAAATACCGTTCTTATCTCTCTTCCATTGCTCATATTCACGCGGTGTACTATCAAACACGACACCGGCCCAGCCTGATTCAATGGCTCTATAAATTTGCTTGATAGCAAATTCCTCATCGTACTTTCCTAATTTGTCTAAGGATAGTTGTAGGGCATGATTTATTTTCTTTTTCCATTTTGGAGTAGCGCATAAATCATTCCATGCTGCCATAAATGCTTCTGAAGTGAAAGGATATACCAAAGGCTTATCTCTGCTACTTGTTAGAGGCGTTCGCCTCTTACTCTTTGGCGGATTTTTAGCTTCAGTTGGAGAATCTTTATTCTCTTCCTCTTTTTCATCTACGTTAGTAGATGTTTTATCTATATCTGATTTATCAGATACATTATCATATAACATTATAGGGGTTTCTTTGGGGTTATTTAGGGGTTTTGTTGGGGTTTCTTTGGGGTTATTTTTTTTAGGTCTTCCACCAAGATGTCCATATTCAGCTCCCTTTTTCCCATTTTCAAACCTTTTTCTATTAGAGTCTATTTGAGGTTTTATTATTTCCAGCATAGCTTTCGTAATCGGCTTTAGATTATCAGTTGTTTCTCCGTATAAGCCATACTCAATTATGGCTGTGAGTACATCTCCCTGAATATCTCTCGGCAAATTCTTGATTGCTTCCAACCAGCTTTCATAAAACACAAAACTTGACCTTTTTTCGTTGCTCATCATACTGGCAGTATTTCAAACTCTATTCTTGGATTTACTTTATCTATAATTTTCTCCACTTCTCGGACATTTCGGGATATGCTCAATATAATCCTTCCCATTTATGTTTTATGCGTAAAGCTATAATTTTATCATCGCTTCTGGCGTCACTATCATGTGGAAAGTAATTTTTCATAAATTATCCTCAATAGATTAAATGTTTTATCATGGGCTACCGATAAGTAGCCCAGTTGGTTATGATGCTAAAAATACAGGTGGATAGTTCCGCTTTTGATATTGGTTTCTCAAATAGCTAATCAAATTGTCGAAACTGGTTATAAAGCCTTCATTTATTAAATCTGCAACCTTCTTTTCAAGTTGCCACAATTCTCGTTGTTTCTTTTCGTCACCGAATTTATTGCGAAGCATTTTTTCATGTTGATTAAATACAACCCAATTCAAAGCTTCACCAATCTTTTGCATAGCTTTGGGCATAAAGTCTTTCGGGACAATTTTCATAATGGCAGAACTAAGTTCCTTGTAAGCGTCACCTGCATCATTGCGGTAACGGATCATTTCGTCTTGAACGAACTTCAATACCTTAACCTTGAATGCAGGATTTAACCACATGGCAAAATCTAAAAACATGAGAGGTGTCATATATGTACCTCCATTTTTACCTCTTGTTACCACAACTATAGATTTTGGAAAGTCCTTATAATCATCACTTTCCAAAAGGTGGGAATTCCCGTCTTTAAATTCAGGCTCTTCCATAAGAGCTTTAACAAATTCCCTTGTTTCTTTTAGTCTAAGATAGTCACCTATTTTTTTAATATTATTCTTGTTGGTTTTATTCCACTGTGCAAGCAAGTTTGTACAGTCAAATTTACCATCACAAGTCCGTTGGATTATTTCAAAATCTCCCATCGGACGAACCATAATTTGATTTGTCTTCATATAATTAAATTTTTAGATTTTACTTTGGTAAAAAAACGTTTCTCCTTTTTTCCGGAAAGTGAGGTAGCCCGCTAAAAGGCTACCAATCACAATAAGTATTTCAATCATGGCTTGTCAGATTAAACCTAATTCCCGTTTCATTCTCTCGGCTGCTTTGCGCTCTCGGTGCTCAACCATTTTGTCGTATTGTTTGGTGTCAACGAGATAGGAGAAGCAAGCGCACTTTAGTTCTATCTCCCTTCGTTCGCTCCATCTCGTCCATTGGAGTTGTTTTTTCGTGAACTCAAGTTCCTTTTCAAGATTTGCAATCTTCCGTTTGTCGGCTGCACTTGACTTGGCAACCTTTGGGACAATCTCATTCACTTTGTGGAAGACTTCACGGTACACGTCGAACACGGGGCGAACCTTGCGGGCGATGAAATATTCGAGACATGAGACGGAAAGATGATATTCTATTGTAGGTCTGCCGCCTTTTGAGTTTTCCGTTTTTTGGCGGGAAATTTGATAATCAATGTCTTGGATAAAGTTTTTGGTTAATTCTTTTGTGGCGTTGTCCTTTCTTGAATAGGCAAGCATCCACACGTAATCAAGGTTAACAGGGTAGGGAACATCCAGTTTTGAAAGTTCCAAAATAGCTTTAAAATAGCATTTGATTTCTTCAGTTGAAGAAGATAATGAAAGGGTGCACGTGTCGTGTGCAGACGTGAGTCCGCAATTTACTATACTTCGATTGCTACTCAATTTCATAGGACTTGGCATGTTATGAAATTAGAGTTATTAAAATAAGAAAGGCTATCGCCTCACGAACCGCCAAGTCCAAGTTATTACATAATTGTAGTAACCCATGTGAGTGATAGCCTCTATATCTTTGCAATATAAACGCAATATGTAGCCACAAAAATAGCTACTACAAATTATGTCTAATACATGAACTTGGCGTGTTCACCGCAAAGATACACTCAAATTTCTAAATGCCAAATGAAAATCTTATTTTTCTGCTAAGTAACCATTCACAACTTCTATAAACTCCTCCAAAGACCGGCAGACAACATACTTGTATCCGTCCTTTACTATCTTGGCTTCCCATTCCTTTTGAGAATCGCTTTGAGCTCCTTTCTTTGTTTTGGTTTCAATTAGGAGTGCCCCATATTGGTGATTACTCTTTAACAGAATCAAGTCAGCTACTCCGGCAAGTACGCCCTCAGCTTTCAGCTTGGAACCCGTAACAGCGTCTCTTCTTCCGCCATTTGGAACTGCGAATAAATTGTGCCTCATAGATGGGTATTGCATCCGGAACCACTCAACCATAGATACCTGAATTTTATGCTCTTCATCTTTGGGCTTCTTGCGGATATTCTTACCGCAGTACTGGGCTTTCATTTCTTCGAATGTCATGACAATTTTGATTTTATCTCATTGAGAAGCGTTTCTTTACTCGTATAATATCCTACACCTGCTATATCACACAGGAATCTTCTTAAATCTTCCGGAGAGTTGAAATTTATAGGTTGATCTCCAAAAGCTGTTATACGATCTTTTTTTCTATAAACTCCATGTCCTCTCTTTGTAATTTCATTAATCAAATCATCGTCTTTGCATTCTTCAAGAATTTCATCAACGTAATCGTCGAGGTCTACTTCAACCTCTGTCATTATTGTTACAATTCTCATAATTCCTTTGAAGTTTCTTTCTTGTTTTACGAATCATATCTTCATTCTCAAATTGTACCCTCTAATGAGGATTTCTGACGTTTTCAAGCACCGGACTATCGTCTGGTATTCTTATTTGGTGATTGTTATTTTCATATAGTATGGCATTGTTTCAACAATTTATTTATCTCTCTTATTTCAATCTGCTTCCGACGAATAGAGACGTTTAAATCATGAACTTTTTTATCGTTGCTTACTATAGCAAGCCTTTCTCTATAGGCCTCTATCTTATCAAAGATAGAATCTCTTAGATTTTGCAATTCTTCTTTTGACAGACCTATTATTTTATCTTTAAAAGTATCTGCGTATGTTTTCATAATTTTACCAATTAAGAGCCCCAAAGCGTATTCCCCGGGGCGAAACCATTATTCACTAACCCTTGCCATTGATGTGTGGCTCACATTTATGAGGGATAAGCAGGAGTCGAACCTGCACAAGTATCATCTGCTTTCTCGCTTTCGTCCGTAGATTGGTTATCCTACGATTTTTTAAACTAATCAACCTGTTACTAACAGCTACGGTCTTGATGATTTCCATTCCTATGTACACTTGGAATTTCCATTCATTTAGTCTTAGCACCCTGTGACCATTTTATCCCATATTTGCCTGCCCCATCTTTACAGACAGAGCAGACTGGTTAACAAAGTATTCAATCAAAATTAAAATTATCCTCACTGTCCGGATCTTCTATCGGAATGTCATTGCCGAAGTCCATCGGGAGGTACCAGTCTGAAATAAACTCTTCCATTAAATCAAGTCGATTATCTTTGTTTTGGCAATGGCATCCAACTTCATATCTTGAAGTCCCTGTTTCATGTATTCTGCCGCTTTTTTGTTAGCTCCGTCCATATCCTTTGCTGAAAGAAGAACGTAATACTTATTCTCTTTCTCTTTTCCGTTGTCATCAACAAAAATATCTACGAGAGTAACTTTATAAAAGAACTCATCTTCTTGCTTTTCGTTGACAATCTCTCGTATTTTACTTCGGCTGATTGCGAAAACATCACAATCACCGTCATACAATTCATTACCTTTTAGCTCAACATGTCCAAAAAGCTCGTCATCGGTAATATAGTGTTCGGTAACTTCTTTTTCGTCACCTTTCTCGTTGGTCTTGTTGACCTTTAGCTTTAGTTCGTAGTACATTATTATTTTGTTTTAAAAATTCTCTTTTAATTTTCTTGTTCAGCTTCCCGACAAAACGTCCGTGCTTCTCCGTAGTTCCATCGGGCAGACATTCCTTGTATGAATAAAGTAGTTTTTGCAGGAGAAGCACTTCTTGTTTTGTTAGAGTAAGTTTCACTTTCATTTTAATTTAAAAAGGCAGTCCATCGTCTTCTATGTCATCATCCGGTACCTTGGCAGCAGAAACAGTTTCTACCGCATTGTTTTTTACTTCCATCGGTTTCATATTGCCAAGGTAAGGTTCCTTATCCAAAACCTCTTTACCGATTTTCTCTCTGAACTCTTTAGAAAAGGATTGCTTCACATTGTGAGTGTCTCCAAATTTACCGGGTTCACGCCTCTCGTATATATTTACACTCAAATAAGCGGCCTTTGGTTTAAGATTCTCATCCATGCTGATGTAGATATCATTTTCCTGAATTGGAAGGATTAGACACTTCTTTCCTTTAATTGTCGCTATACCTGCCAAATCCAGTTTCAGCAGGTCTATACTTCCTTGTAGATTCATTTCTTATCAAGTATTTCGTTAATAATCTTGTTGGCTTCGGTTATTCGCTTCTCAAATTCCGATATTACCGTATCATCCCTTGTTATCTCTACGATGTGTATGTTGTGTTTCAAGAACGGACAGAAAGCGACAAAATTTCCTCTGTCTAATCCGGTCACTGAAAGCTCTGCCTGTATTTGGTAAAAATACGTAGGATTTACAGATTTAAGGGAATCGTTATTCTTTACCTCAGCGACATATAACATGAATGTTTTCGGGAGAGGACATTTAAATTCAACCACTCTTTTATCTCCGTCCTTAGTTGCTATCCGGTCAGGAGAAGCGGAAAAGTAAGGTATAGTAGGGTGCTGTATGCTTTCGCATTCCTCTAATTCACATCCAGTGGTAAGTTGGTATCTTTCTGCGGCAAAATCTTCATTGTCGTGCCCAAATTCTATAAACTTGTTATTGATACTTACTTGTTGTTGGTATATCTCAAAAAGATAATCATCTTCAAGATATTGGGGGAGGAGGTTTCTTTCTGACGCAATTTCATAGATATATGACATGGCGGTCTTTCCAAACAGCTCTCCCTTTTTCCCGCTTGTCATAAGGTCGCCAATCCTGCTACCGGTAAAATTACCCAATCGGGCGACTAACCATTCTTTAGAACCCTGTTCAGTCATTTTTATTCTTTATTAAAAAGTTCTCCGGTACTTTCATCCACAACTTCCGCTTCTTGCAATGCTTCTTTCATGGCGTTACGTTTAGCGTCTGCATTGTCCGGGTTGTCTTCATAAGAAAGTTCCGCATCATCAATATCTGTTTCCGCTAAGTTCGATTTTACAACTGCTTGATCGAACAATTGCGCCCTCTGCATATCTATTGATAGGATACCATATTTTGATAAAAGCATTTTAAGGCATGTTTTCCGGCTCATTGAATCAAATTCGGTAGCCCATAGCCCAGTTCCTCTTTTATAAGTCTGAGAGTATTTTTTGCCATGCTTTTCGCATTCTTCCTTTGTCATATACAGGTATTTTTCAAATCCATTTGTCAACTTGAAATACGCCATATACCCGACAATTTGATCAGAAGTCCTTTCTCCAAACTCGTATTCTCCGGTAAATCGGTTTACTCTTTTAATTTCCCCTTCATATACCTCATTCACGTTGATGGTCTTATACTGCCCGCTTCGCATAGCCAATTGAATAATTCCTTTATACCCCAATTGGAACTGAGCTGAATTACCATAAGGGATAATATAGGCAAATCCCAAATTTGGGTTAATTGGTAAATCCAAAGTAGCCGCGATAACCGCTGCATTCATAACAGATTGTGGCTCTGCTCTTTGAAGTAGAGTGTTACTGTTTGCTACTGAAAGGATAGAACTGATAAATCCGGGAGCTTTTGCCCCAAGTATTTCTTTAAAGCGTGCCTTTACGCTGTCATTGTTGAGCATTGATTTCAATGCAGGAAGAGTTGTACTCATAACCGATAAATTTTAAATTAATAATTCGTGGAGAAGCCCAGATTTGCACTGGGACAAGTTTCCAAGCTCGCCACATCTAAGGTTGGAAGTCCTATTATCGAGTGGTGCGTCTACTGATTCCGCCACTTCTCCTAATAAAAAAGTGTACTATCTTCACAGACCGTACACCCGCAATAAAAACACTACATTTCAAAAGGATTTACTTTTATTTATATTTGATTAATTACACAGTTCTTTGTAACATATTCTGGTCATTATAAATGATAACCCACATATTAAAACCATTCTAATAACACCAGTGTAATACATGGGACTATCTTTGATAACAGTCCCGTAAAGCATCACTACTAAACATATAAGAACAAGCAGTGATAAGACAAACATGACTACTTTCATAACACTGTCATTACGATTAAATCATTTGAATACAACTCTACAAAGTCATGTTTGCCAAACTGTACCATAACTCTGTCACCGTTAACGCTATATATCTTCCCGATCTTATTCTCCCAACCGGGAGCTTTATACTTTACTAATGCTCCTTTTTTCATAGTTTTATTTATTAGTTAATCTAAATAGTTTCCATTTAGTCCCCTGAATAGTATGGCAGAAGAAAACGCCCTTCTTCCATTTTCAGAAACATAAGATTTAACCCCAAAGACATCTGCTGTAGAGTATATTTTCCATACCAATAATTTTTCCATCATTTCTATCTTATTATTCTCTATCTAATCTACTATATTCTACTATCAGTCTATCTCTTTCTTTTTCCAAAATAGTCTGTATTTTCTTAGAGCAATCTTCATTAAAAGTGTAAACATCACCATCTCTGTTTGTCACAGAGAACCAACAATTTGCTTGCTTACCTGAAAGCAATAAATCCAAATTTCTAATTTTGTTAGCCAAACCAGTGGCTTGTTCCAAATTTTCTATTTTCATAATATGTTCCTTTCTGTTTCAAGATTTAAAAATTAACCGCCTGTACAAGGGTAAAGGAAAACGGTGCGCACTTCGTTTCTCTCATGGCTTTTAGTACAGTATTAGCACTAACCTTTGCTGCGGGATAGTTCCCGTGGGCGTTCCGATGATTGCCTTACTACTTACACTAAGGATAGGTAAGCCACGGGATATATTAATAAGCGTGGTATGGCTGCCCTTCACTACCATTTACTTTATACTGATTCAGGACTATATCAGACGCTTACTTTAATTAAATCATTTCGATGGCGTTACAAGCCCCAAACCTTGCATGCTTACTGATAGAGGAATTTTCGGACCATCTAAATGATATATAAGACTACTTCAAGCCGTTTATCCAATCACCGCATTTCTGCTATGGATAATTCTTGGTTCGTATTGATTCAATAAGTCAAAGAGCTAATCATAGTACCCTACCCAGTTCTCGCTACTGGATGTCGTTCAATCCGTCAGTAGGGCTGTGGATCAATCTTTGTAGAAGAATTTTTCACCTGACTTCCTAAACATCCTATATCCAGCGTACAAGCTCACCAATATCATAATTGTTTCTATCATAATCGTATGAGGTTAATTGTTATCTCCAACTACTATCATAGCATCTCAATGTAGGATTCAAGTCTATCAAGGCTTGTCTCAAATTGTTGACAGGTTTCGGATAGTCGGTATAAACCGGGCTTATCTGCGCCTTATACTCGTCCATTTTCAAACTTGCATCCGTCCAAGCAGCTTTCAAAGCATTAGCAAAAGAATACCACTTGAAAGACTTGTTCTGCTTCATGTAAGCCCAAGCTCTTTGCATAATGGCTTTCATATTGCATTTTCCATCTTTTATTAAATTGTAATCTTTATTTTTCATACATGATGGGATTTATATTGTTTGATCTTGTTACATTATAAAACCGCTTCTATATTCACATACCGAAGCGGAAGTGCATTAAAATGTTTTCTATGAATTTAAAATAATCAGTTTTCTATCTTCACAGACAGTAAGAACCAATATGAACAAATATTAGGGGTTAACAAAGACTTGTAACCTCAGAAAATAAGTTGTGGAAAGCAAGGGATTCGAACCCCTGTAACCTTTTGGTTAACCTGTTTAGCAAACAGGCGCGATAAACCACTCTGCCAGCTTTCCTTGTCTCGTGCTCCGAAGAACACGAGTATAAATTGGTATCAGCGATACGGACACCGGCCGGGTAAAAACCCAATCCCGCATACTTGCTGCTGTAACGATGATTTTCAGCGCTGATATTATTCTTTCATAAAGCTTTCCTCCCCACTGAGGCATGCCCAACATTATGTTGTTTCCTATTTTTAGAACTTCGTTGTTCGTTCACAATGTACGTTATTGAATTAGGTACATTGCGCTTCACATAGATTTCAAAGAACTCTTTCAGCGTACGGACGCCCAACCCGTTTTCTTACTGATAAGGACGATTTTTCGGACTGTATTGATCCTCTTACCGGATTCGAACCGGTATCTCAGCACTGAACTAATTAATTAACCTTTAAAACAACATGAGCAAATGAAAGAAATAGTGCTGCGCTCTGCCTTAGACTAAAGAGGAATATGAATTATAGCGACGTATTAGACACAATCTCACAAATCTCGCTGTTAGCCAATGGGGATAATCCAGAATACACATTGATGCTATATGCGGCTTTATCAAGGTCTTCTACACTAAGACGTACTCTTGCATTTGATTTGGTAGAGTCCTTATATCTCTTGACTATTCCGCTTTTTACCCATCGTCTCACATTACCTTCACCATAAGCCTCATAAGCTTTACGTTGGCTGATAAATTTAGGAGATGCCCCTAACTCTATTGATTTCTGTTTTGCTCCAAGCTCGAAAGCCTTGCATATAGCTTTCTCCAATAGTTCGCCTGGGAATGAATAGATCATAGCTATTACTGATTATAATGTTATTGGGTTCTTGTTACTAAAACTCCTTCTGGACACATGCGTGTATAGAATGTATATCCATATCTTGCCAGCCTGCTGGCGGTAGAGCGTACAATATTCTCCTTTATATCTCTACTTCTTATAACTCTGGTCTCACCAACGGATATGCTCTTTAAAGTAGCTGCCGGTGATATTACCTTTACTGCTATTGTTTGTTTATTTTCCATATCGTATTTTTTTTAATTAATCAATCTCCAACAAAACAAGAACCGAAACGTCCTCTGCTGTTATTTGTATAGTAAGCGGACATTGGAGCATTAAAGCTGTCGTATGAGCTCCTTTTAGCTGGCTTGTATTCTCCAAGTTGACCATTTATCTTATTAAGGTATTTTTTATCAGATTCTGCCTTATAATCGGTAGAAACACCTTCTTTATTCTCCTTTACCCACACTGAAAACTTCGCCATTTTCCATGACTTTTTTAAGCACTCTGACCAAGTGTATTTGCCTGTCTTACAGAAGCTATGAGCTTTCTTCATTATGTCGGATAAATCGTACTTCATATTTGCTTTATTTATTTATTTTCCTATCTTTGTATTTACTTTAAAAAAGTAGCGTTGTTGATTAACAACAGTGCAAAGATACTATAATAATTTATAGCAAGAAAATAAATACTATAAATTTATATAGTATCTTATGTGTTATAAAACATATTTTAAGTAAGTAGTTGATTAATAAATTATTATGAGTGATTTTAGAACGATACAAAAGAGTTGCGATAGTTATTCGTTATATATAACATCAGAAGATAAAGATGCTGTGATCGATTTGATGCTTAATAGAAAAGGTGAAGAAGAAATAGTTCGTTTGGATTACAAAGATGTGTCTTGTTCACTAAATATAAGTAAAGGACAATATAAAACTATTATAGAAGAATTTAAGAAGGATGGTCTGATAGAACAAAATGGGTATGGAGATAAGTATAAACTCTTATATGGCATATACAAGAAAAAAGAATACGGTGGATATTGCATGGAGAGGGACGCTTATATGGCTGGGCTTCAAAATTTGCAATTACAGCTTGAAAAGGTTCAAAAAGAACTATCTCAAACTGCAATTAGCAAAATAAATGGCGTAATAAAGGGAATGAACAATATGTATGATTTAGCTTCCAATATTGGGAAGATATTAGATATTATTCATCAATATCTTCCGCCTCAATAAGAAGAAATTCAAGAAGTGCGGCAATTCTCATTAAATCGGACGCGTATAATGACATATTGGCTTTGATTGCGGATGGTCTATCTTTATAATCTTCTGAAAAAACGATTTCTCCTTGCGCTATTTGTATAGAAAGGGATTTCAATGTTTTTAACTCAGAACCAAGTCCTTTAGACACATTAGACAGCCAATTAAGGGTGTTTTCTTCTGCCGCCTTCCTTGCCATTTTCATGTGTTTGGCGACTGTTGGATTTTTAAATTCTTTGTAATTCATAATTCGCTCTTTGAAATATTGTACAATCGGTTAATATGGGAAGATAGAGGATGTTCGTAATATTGGCAATTATGTAGAGCTAATGAACGTTTTATATTCTGTCTCTCTTGATCAGACATATAAATATTGTTCATATAGACCAACAAGGTATTATGCATTTCTTCTTCATTATATATGATTGCTGGTTTTTCTCCTATTGGAGTCCAATCTGATATAAATTCGTTCTTTGACATGTTTACAATCGGTTATTTAATAATTATAATCTTATATATATTGTTATTTAATCAAATAAACGTCTCACTCGGTAAAGGTGCTGAATGCTGCATAGTTTGCCCTTTAGAGGGCTTTACGCCTTTTGGCTATTAGCAGCATTCAAACAGTCATCGCTCGTATAAAGTACGCCGTTTTTAGCTGGACGGCATTAACAAGTTACCATCTTCCCGGACTTTTCGCTTACTTGTCGCTGTGAAGGCACTCCGGTTTCGTTCGCCTCTCGATTTCTCACACCCCACGCAGTATCGAGTTTAGGAGTACAACCCTCTGTCTCTCTGCTTACGCAGCCTACCGCCGATTGTACAACTGGATATAAATAAAATATCCGCTTCATCTGCACATGAAACGGATATCTATATATGTTAAACCTCTTTCGAGGAAAGTTTAACCAAATTTGTATCGTAGCACGTGCAGGTGTTACGGGTGCAAAGATACTATAATATTTTATAGTATAATAATTCTAACTAAAAAAAATAATAGTATGACTACAAGTGAGAGATTTTTAAAGGTTATGGATGGTTTGGATATAAATCCATATATTTTAGAAAAAGAAATTGGAGTAAAGTATGCTCAAGCAAAAATATCTCATTATAAAAAGGGAGTTACGAAGGCAATTTCTTCTGATATAATAATTCAACTTTGTGAGGCTTACCCCCAAGTCAACGCCAACTACATCCTCACCGGCAAAGGTGATATGTTTGTTAACACTGCAACTCCAATCGCGGACATGCCCAAAGAAGGGACAGAAGAACTACCTTCACCGGAAAGCGCCGAATACTGGGAACGCATGTACAAATCAGCGGTAACAACGTATGAGGCAATGCTGCAGAATTTAGAGGAGAGATTTAATGTGCTTGATAAGTCGTTGAGCGATATACGGGAATTTCTTGTTGAAAGAAAAAAAGCTGTATAG